AGGCTGTTTTAATGGAGAATGTAGAATTGAAATCAATGGCTGCATCAACAAAATTAAAAGCAGAAGTAAAAGGTCAATCACCAATTACAATGAAAACAAAAGAAGTATCTACAGATAGCACATTAGAAGCATTAAGTAGAATAACAAAAAAAAATAATAAATAATAATGGCAACAACACAAACTATCAACTCAGCATTTAATGGTGCATTGGCAGGAGAAATCTTTGTTCAAGCATTTAAGAAAGCTGATACAATCTCTCAAGGTGCTATCACTGTATTACCAAATGTTATTGGTTCAGGTTACTTACCTAAACTTGGTTACTCAGCTGGATTAGCGGCTTATTCTTGTGGATTTGATCCAACAGGAACTGTTACTTATACTGATAAAGAAGTAGCAACAAAAAAATATGAAATCAAGCATGAACTTTGTAAAGATGAGTTCCACCAAACTTTCCAAGCACAACAAGCAGGTTTATTTGGTGCTGCTAATGAGATTCCAGCAACTATTGCAGATGCAATCTTATTGGCAATGGTGAATAACATGGGTGAATTGGTAGATAATCAAATCTGGCAAGGTACTGGTGTAACTGGTTCTTTTGCAGGTCTATTGGCTCAATTTGTAGCAGATGGAGATGTAATTGACATTGTTGGAACAGCATCAACAGTAGCAAATGTTCAAGCAGAACTTTCTAAAGTTTATCTTGCAATCCCAGAAGAAGTAGTTGGAGAAAGTGATATTATTATTGCAGTTTCACCTAATGTAGCAAGAAACTATAAATTATCACAAGTTGGTAACTATATGGTTGGTACACCAGTTGGAGACAAAACTTTAGATTATATTGGTTTGCCAGTTGTATCTATTGCAGGTCTTCCATCAAATACTATCTTGGCTTACAGAACTAAAAACTTAGGTTTCTTAACTGGATTAGAAGCAGACTTAAACAATGTATCTATCAAAGATATGGATGAATCAGATTTATCAGGTAACATCAGAACTAAAATTGTATTCTCTGCTGGTGTAGGTTATTCATTTGGAAATCAAATTGTTTACTCAAGAGTATAATAAATTAAATATAGTGTAATATAAAGGGTCTGTAAAAAACTCAAGGTTAGAATAAAGGCCCTTCATATTATATTAAGAAAAAAAAAACTAAAACATATGGCATGTGACATTACAAAAGGTAAAGGTCTATTAGCATGTAAAGATGCAGTATCAGGATTAAAAGCAATTTATATTGCTAATTTTGATGATTATGATTACATTACATCTTCAACAGACGCAGGACATTTACTTACAAGCATAGGTGATTTAGATGTTGTTTATAAATATGAATTGAAAAACTCAGGTAATACATTTACACAAGATATAACATCATCAAGAGATAAAGGGACAACATTTTTTAATCAAACATTAAACTTTGTTCTAACAAAATTATCAGCAGAGATGGAGTTTCAAATTAAAATGATGGCTTGGGGAAGACCTCAAATCTTTGTTGAAGCAAACTCAGGAGATGTATTCTTAATGGGTAAAAACCATGGTTGTGAGATCTCAGGTAAAAGTGAGGTTCAAGGAACAATGGATTCATTAAATGGATATACTTTAACAGCAGTTGCTATGGAGAAAGATCCAATTTGGTATCTTACAGGTTCTGCTTCAAATAATATGAAAGCATTAAATGCAACAGCATCACAAATACCAGGATAATAGAAAAGAATTATTTATAAGAAGAGAACTCACAAGGTTCTCTTTTTTTATTTATTTACAAAACAGAACTCAGGTGTTTTTATATAAAATAAAAGAATATATGTCATTAAAGATAATTGAGATAAGTGGCGCAACAGGAGGAGACTATTTAACAGTTGATAATAATATAATCACAGTAGATAGCAACTTATACACTGCTGATATGACTATAAACCCAGACACAACTTACTTTTTAAGAGTTCCATATAGATTTTTCACAAGTGAAGTTAAATTAGTTATGTGGAGTGAGATTAAACAGGTTGAGACAATATATGAACTAACAGCAACACAACAGGATGGTATAATGGTATTAGAGTTCTACCACCAGTTTATTGATAATGAAACATTTGAAGTAAGAGTAGTTGATTTAACAGATAAACTTATTTGGAGAGGTAAAATTATGGCAACAACACAAACAGATTTAGAAGATTATATCTTACATAAAGTTGTTGATAATAATATAATAAAAATATAATTTAATATGAAGAAAATACATTTTATAGAAATGAATAAATATGTAAAGGTTGATGTACAATCTTTGCTTATATCAAGTAATAAATGGATTACAAATGGTGCTGACAATGATTACTTTTATGTAGTAGAAGAAGCTTATTTAGGGTCACCAACTAATCAATCTATTATTGATAATTTTACTAATTATATTTTAGGAGAAGGTTTAGAAGATATATCAGGTTCAGTAGATATATCAACTATTTTAGGAGAAGAAGATTTGAGAAATGCAGTTACAGATTTTAAGATGCAAGGAGCTTGTGCTTTTCAAGTAATATATAATTTTGGTGGTGGAGTAAATAAACTTTATTACATACCAACAAAATCTTTGGCTGTAAATAAAGAAGCAGATATAACAGATGATGTTACTTCATATTGGTATTCTTTTGATTGGAGATTTAGAACAAGATATAAACCACAGCAGTTTCCAGCATTTGGATATGGTAATGGTTTAGAGAGTGAGATTTTATATATTAAAAGACAATCAGCTCAACCAGTTTATGCTCTTCCAGACTGGCAGTCAGGTATTCAGTATTGTCAAACAGAAGAAGAGTTGTCAAATTATTACAACAAACATATTAAGAATAACTTTTCAGCAGGAAAGATTATCAACATCAATCAAGGAACAACAGATTCAGAAGAAGCAAAGGAAGAAGCAGAACAAGTAATTTTAAGAAAGGTTACTGGTTCAAATGCTGCTGGTAATACAGTAGTATCATTTAATGATAATTATGAGAACAGAACCACTGTGGAGAGTATTGAGATAACAGATGCTTATTCTCAATTCCAGTTTTTAAGTCAGGAATGTTTAGAGAAGATTATGTTAAGTCATAAGGTAAATGATAAAGCACTTTTTGGATTACCAATGCCATCAGGATTTAGTTCAGTGGCAGAACAAATGGTTCAATCATTAAAAATTTTATATAGAAGTCAAATCAATCCTATGAGAAAGATACTTACTTCTAATTTAGACAGAGTATTTAAGAAGACAAATCCTAATGTTAAATTGGTTTTTGTTGATTATGAAGAATTAAGAGTTACAACACAACCAATAACACAACCACAAACATTAAAAATGGCTGCTGAGAAGGTTAGTTTTGATTATGATGATAGTATTACAATTAAAAATACAAAATTAAAATATATTTAATATGGGACTTACAACAATACTTATAAAGCAGGACCAACTTACAAGAAATAGTATCATAGGAGGAAATGTAGATCCTGATAGATACTTACAAGCAATTAAGGCTTGTCAGAATCTTTTAATAAAACCTTTATTAGGAACAGACTTATATAATAAGATAGTTGCTGACTATGAGACAAGCTCGTTATCAGGATTATATTTAGAACTATTTAATGATTATGTAACAGAAATGATTATTCATGGTTCGGCAGAGATATATTTATCACAAGGTGCTTATATGGTTACTAATAATGGTATAACAAAAGGCAAGACAGATAATGCTGATAGTGTTACTAAAGAAGAAGTAGATTATTTAGTTCAGGCAAGTAGAAAGTTATATACTTTATATGAAGAACAATTTTTGAATTGGATTAAAGTAAATACTATACCAGAATATGATAAACCTTGTGGAGTTAAACACAGAACTTATGGAGGATGGTTTATCAAGAAAGGAAATAATTGTAGATAATGATAAGAGGAGAATATAAGATTAAAGATAAAGATATAATAAAACTATCTAAACTTTATGAAGAAGTTAAAATAGAGAAGGAAAAAGAAAAAAAAGAATTAAAGGATGATAGTAATAAACACAGGAGCGACAGCTAATGATGGAACTGGAGATAAGTTAAGAGATGCTTTTATCATTGTGAATCAAAACTTTTTAGATATACAAGGCATATTAGATATAGTTTTAACAGATAGTTCAATCATACCTATAAGTCAAATTAGTGGATTACAAACTATATTAGATGATTTAAGTTATCAAGTTAGTTTAATACCAACATTACAGGATGATATAAACTCAATAAACTCAACAATTTTTACAATCAACCAAACTTTGAACTCACAGAATAGTTCAATCAATGAATTATATTCTTTAGTAAATGATTTACAACAACAGATTTTTACAAAAATTGGTGAAGCACCTATTGATGGACAACAATATGTTAGACAAGATGCTGAATGGGTTGTATCAACAGGAGTAACATTTTCACAATTATTAGAAAATGTAACACCTGATGGTTATTTAGGTTTAAGATTACAACCTGCAAGTGCTTCTAATAATGGTTTTTATATAAACAAATCTACAAACCAATCAGTTGGTTACTATGTAAGAAATACTGATAATGTAGGTAATGCTGCAGTGTCTGCACTTTATCTTGGTGGTTCAGGAGGTTTATATGATAACTATGTGAGTTTATTTCACGCAAATGCTGGTTATTCTATACCATATTTAAGAAACAATAATGGTTTAATTTCAAATAATGATTTATTCTTTATTGGATGGCAAGGAGCATCATTTGATTTTGTAACAAGCACAGGCACATTTGGTAATGAAACAAGCAAGTTTAAGATAACAAATAGTGGTACGGTTAGTATAGGAGTTCAACCAACTTTAGATAATGACACAACAGATATATTAGGTAGAAAAGCAGATGGAACAATTGTTAGACTTGATAAGTCTTCTATTGGAGGAACAGGAAGTTATTTACCATTAGCAGGTGGAACAATGTCTGCTGATGCTGATATATTCTTTGCTAATGGTTCTAAAATTAGTGAAGGTTTAGTAGATGCAGGTGGTGATAAAGGAATTGCTTTAACCTGTGCTGTTGGTTATGAGTGGAAATGGGAAGCAGGAGAGGCTTACTTAACAAATCTTAGTGGGAACATTGTTGAACTTAAACAATATGCAAGAACAATACCATTAGAAAATGATGATATAACAAAAGGTTTTACAGGTGGTTCTTATTGGCTTACTTTAGGTGGTCAAATATATCAATGTCAAGATGCAACTGAAGGTGCTGCTGTTTGGGTTTCAGCTGAAGATTATGGTAATTTACAAATAGTAACAGATAATGGTAACACAACTACAAATACAATAAGAATAAACCCAGGTGGTAATCCTGGTTTAGTTATATTAGATGCAGATGAAATAACTGGTATAAATGCTAATACAAGTGGAATTAGTATTACTGGTGGTTCAGGCCAATCAATGACAATTACTCCTACAGATTTTACATTTACAAAAGAAAATGCTGAACCTGGATTTAAGATTTTATCAAAAGGAGCAGCTACTAATGCTACTTCTTCAGTACAATTTGATTTGCCAGATAAAGTTGATGCAACTTATACATTAGCAACAACAGTAGATTTACCAACAAAAACATCAGATTTAATAAATGATGGAGAAGATGGTATAAATCCTTTTATTACATTAGAAGATTTACCAGTTTTATCTTTAGATGAACTTACAGATGTAGAAATTACAAGTCCTACAAACAATCAAATACCAGCTTATGAATCAGCAACTTCTCTTTGGAAAAATAAAAGCATACTTGATTTAATTGAAGATTTTAACAGAACGCAAGGTGTTTATTACTTTGAAGAGTTTATGGGTAATCAGGGTGGTGCACTAATAGCAGCTTATTCAAATGTTATAACATTAGTAAGTGGTAATGGTACAGCAAGAAGTGTTGCTACTACTAATAGAACAAATCAACAAGGTATTATTCAACATTCAACAGGAACTGCTGCAACTAACTTTAGTGGATATATTTATGGTTCATCATTATATATTGGTTCAGGTACAATAAGTATTGAAACTTATGTAACAATAGACACATTATCTAATGCAACTCAAAGATTTTTTACTTATTTTGGATATGCTGGTGGTAATTCAAACTGGTTAAACATACCAAGTGGTATATTCTTTTCTTATGATGAAGGTGGTGTTGTATTCTCAGGTGGTATAGCTACACCTAACTGGAAATGTTACACAAGAGCTGGTTCAACAGTTACTATGACAATAACAACAATTCCTGTTGTTGATGGTCAATGGTATAAATTAAGAATTGATATTAATGCTGATGGAACAAGTGTTACTTTTTATGTTGATGGAGTTTTAGTTGCAACACACACTACTAATATACCATCATCAACAACAGTAATTGCCCCTATTAGTATAATAAATAAGTCTGCTGGAACAACAGCAAGAACAATGCTAACAGATTACTTTATGTATGAAGAAATCTTTACAAATGCAAGATAAAATATAAATTAGATATGATAAAATATAGATATACAATAGAGAACCAAATGGTAGAAGTTTTAGATATAAATGAAATACCACAAGGATTAGAATATGAAACAATTGAATATGAAGAGATAGTATCACAAACATATTTAATACAAGAGGCATTAGAGATAGACTTGTATTACACAGGTCTTATATCTGATCTTTTAAGAAAACATATTGAGAAGTTGAGTATTGATTTAATACCAATACCACAAGCAGCAATTGATGAGAGAGATAGATTAAGTGCAGAGTGTAACCAGAAGATTTTAGATTTAGGAATAACTAATTTTAGTTACAGACAACAAAATATAAGATTATAAAAAAATAAAAAATAAGATATGACATTTAGTAATATAAATATAGGTTTAAGTCCTAATGATGGAACAGGAACTGTTTTAAGAACGGCTTTTCAATATGTTAATGATAACTTTGATGAGGT